GTGCGAAATCTCATCGAAGGAGAGGATTATGCGCAGGTATTCCCCAGCACAAAGGTGGCTGATGATCAGAAAGCAGCAGGTAAGTGGTCCACCAGCGAAGGAGGGCAGTATTATGCCGTGGGTGTTGGCGGCGCACTTGCAGGACGCGGTGCTGATCTGTTTGTTATTGATGATCCACACTCCGAACAGGATATAAAAGCCAATTCCAGGGCGACATTTGACAACGCATGGTCATGGTTTCAGACGGGGCCGCTGCAGCGGTTGATGCCAGGGGGCCGAATTATCGTGGTAATGACACGATGGAGCCTGGTGGACTTGACCGGGCGGCTTCTTAGCTTTCAGGCACGCAACCCCGATGCTGAACCTTGGGAAATTGTTGAATTACCAGCAATTTTGTTTGAGAACACAGAAAGAGAGAAGAGCCTGTGGCCTGAGCAATGGCCCCTGAAGGAACTTAAGTCTAAGAAAGAAGCGATGGACCCCAGGTACTGGAACGCCCAGTACATGCAGCAGCCAACATTAGACTCGGCGGCGTTTATTAAGCGTAGCCATTGGAAGATTTGGGAGCCAGAAGACCCACCCCCGTGCGAATTTATTATTCAATCCTGGGATACGGCGCACGAAGCCAAGACTACGGCTGACTACACAGCCTGCACAACCTGGGGAATCTGGTATAACGAAGAAGAGAATAGCCGACCTAGCATTATTTTGTTAGATGCCTTTAAAGATAGAATGGAATTTCCTGAACTCAAGGAGACGGCGTTCAAGCAGTGGAGAGAGTGGAACCCTGATGCGTTTCTGGTGGAGAAAAAGGCAGCCGGTGCCCCGTTGATACAGGAGCTGCGGCGTATGGGGATACCTGTGGATGAATTTACCCCCAGCCGTGGAAACGATAAGATCGCACGTGTAAACGCAGTTTCTGACCTATTTGCCAGTGGGTGCGTATGGGCGCCAGATACACGATGGGCGCGAGATGTGATCGAAGAAGTCGTAGCGTTTCCGGTAGGTGAGCACGATGACTACGTGGACACCATGACCCAGGCCCTGTTACGCTTTCGCAATGGGGGGTTCATTACGCTGCCAAGCGATGAAGCCGACGAACCAATGTATTTTAGAAGCCGCAAGGCGGCGTACTACTAGGATAGAACGTGTCAACACAAAAACATATGGGAAAAGGCGTGCTGCTTGAGCGTTTAACAGAGCAGCTTCGTACGCAAAAGGGGGCGCCAAAAGACCCAGAGTCAGTAGCGCGTGAGATTCTTATTAAGCGCGGGCACATGACTAAAGACGGCACATATACAGAAGCGGGGCAGAAACGTAATAGTATGACGGCAGAAGAACGCGCTAAAGATCGAGCAGCTAAGAAATCTAAAAAGCCAACATCTGCGTTTAAGTACAACCCCAAGACAAATACAGCGACGCTAAGGAAATCAAGATAATGGCTATTGATAAAGCACTGTACCAAGCCCCTCTAGGGATTGAAGAAGAAGCCCAAGACTTAATGGGTGAGCCTGACATTGAGATCGAGATTGAAGATCCTGAGTCGGTCAAGATTGAAGCCGGTGGCCTAGAGATATTGATTGATCCCGACGCAGAAGGCCCTGACTTTTACAATAATTTGGCAGAAGAGATTGAAGACCCCGCGCTTCAGAGCCTGGGTGATGAGCTGTTAAGTCAAGTAAAAGACGACCTAGACTCACGTAAAGACTGGGAGAAGACATACAAAGAGGGCCTTGTATTGCTTGGCTTGAAGTATGAAGAGCGCACGGAACCGTGGGATGGCGCTTGTGGTGTGTTCCACCCCATGATTACAGAAGCTGTGGTGAGATTCCAGTCGGAAACCATCATGGAGACTTTTCCTGCCCAAGGGCCGGTGAAGACAAAGATTATTGGTAAAGACACACGGGCGAAGGAAGAAGCTGCCCAACGTGTGAAAGATGACATGAACTACGAGCTGACCGAGCGTATGCCGGAGTTTCGTATGGAGCATGAGCGGATGCTGTGGAATCTGCCAGCTACAGGTTCAGCATTTAAGAAAGTCTACTTTGACCCGAGTCTCCAGCGGCAGACATCAGTGTTCGTGCCAGCAGAAGACATTATCGTGGCCTACGGTACCGTAGGGCTGGAGAGTGCTGAGCGTGTTACGCACCGCATGTATAAAACCAGCAATGAGATTCGCAAGTTGCAGGTGGCTGGGTTCTACAGAGACATTGAGCTGGGTGAGCCGACGCAGTCAAAGAACGAGCTGCAAGAGAAGAAAGACAAAGAAAGCGGAATGTCGCCGATTAACGACGACCGCTATGTGCTGTACGAGGTCCATGCCAACCTGGACCTGCCTGGCTACGAGGATATGGACGACGATGAGCCGACAGGCATCGCCATACCGTACGTGGTGACTGTGCTTGAGGGCACGGGCGAGATACTGTCCATACGCCGTAACTACTACGAAGATGATGAGACAAAGAAACGCCGAGATCACTTCGTGCACTACACCTACATTCCTGGCTTTGGGTTCTATGGCTTCGGTCTGTTCCACCTGATTGGTGGGTTTGCGAAATCAGCGACCTCGATCATGAGGCAGCTTGTGGATGCCGGTACGTTATCAAACCTGCCCGGTGGCCTAAAGTCCAGGGGGCTGCGCATCAAGGGCGACGACACACCGATTGCCCCAGGCGAGTTCCGAGATGTGGACGTTGGTTCTGGTGCACTGCGGGATAACATCCTGCCGCTGCCCTATAAAGAACCCAGTGCAACGCTGTATCAGTTGCTAGGTACGATTGTTGAAGAAGGGCGTCGATTTGCTGCTACGGCAGACATGAAGATTTCGGACATGTCGGCGCAGGCTCCGGTTGGTACAACGCTGGCTCTGCTTGAGCGCATGCTCAAGGTGATGTCTGCTGTCCAGGCCCGTGTGCACTATGCCTTCAAACACGAGCTTCAGCTTCTGGCTGCGATTATTAGGGATTACACTGACGACGATTACGACTACGATCCACAAACGTCTGACCGTCAAGCAAAACAGTCTGACTACGACATGGTGGAGATTATCCCTGTGTCGGACCCCAATGCGGCAACCATGTCTCAAAGGGTGGTGCAGTATCAAGCAGTGATCCAGTTGGCACAGATGGCCCCGCAGGTGTACGACATTCCTGCGCTTCACCGCCAAATGCTAGAAGTATTGGGTATCCGCAACGCTGCAAAGCTCGTGCCGCTTGAAGACGATCAAACGCCGAAAGACCCGATCACAGAAAACATGAACGCGCTTAAGCTTAAGCCGCTAAAAGCCTTTATGTATCAAGATCATACGGCGCATATTCAGTCACACATGAACATGATGAACGATCCAGCGGTTGCTGCGCTTATTGGGCAGAACCCACAGGCAAGCTTAATTACTGGCGCATTGCAAGCCCACATTGCTGAGCACTTAGGCTATCAGTACCGCCGCCAGGTTCAAGATGCCATCGGAACGCCATTGCCAGGGCCAGAAGAGAAAATCCCAGAGGCCATGGAGGTTCAGATTTCCAAGATGGTGGCTGAGGGTTCTCAGATTGTTCTGTCGCAAAGCTTACAAGCTCAGGCACAACAACAGGCACTGAAAAACGCGCAAGACCCAATCATGATGGCGGAGATGCAGAAACTGCAGATCCAACAGGCTGAGGTCCAGCGTAAAGCTCAGAAAGATCAAGCAGATACGCAGATAAAGATGCTGCAGTTGCAGCTTGACCAGCTAAAAGCACAGCAGCAGACAGAGCTTGATGGGGCGCGATTGGGTGTTGAAATTGAGGCATCGCAGGCCGAGCTGGACTTGAAGCGTCAGATTGCTGAAGCAAAACAGGAGTTGGAAGGGACGCGCTTAGGCGTGGATATTGGTAAAACCTTTGCGGAATCGCAGGAGGCACCTAGAGAATGATTAATAAATTCGTAGAAGTTCTACGCGGAAAGATTAGAGAAGATTTAAATAACTACGCCGACGACATTGCAGGCGGCGCTTGTCAAAATTTTGAGCAGTACCAAAAACTCTGCGGGGTAATCCAAGGTCTAGCCATGGCAGAGTCTTATTTACTTGATCTTGCCAAGAAAGTAGAGGAAGCAGATGACTGAAGAAACTCAGCAGGCAACCCAGTTGCCAACCCCAACAGGCTGGAAATTACTGTGTGCAATTCCTGAAGTTGAGGATAAGTTCTCCGGTACCGACCTGGTAAAGCCAGAGTCTATGGCAAAAGTTGAAGAGCACAGCACAACCGTTTTGTTTGTTATGAAGGTTGGGCCTGATGCCTACAAAGAAGAGAGTAAGTTTCCACGAGGCCCCTGGTGTAAAGAGGGTGACTTTGTGTTAGTTAGGGCTTACTCAGGAACTCGTTTTAAAATTCACGGCAGAGAGTTCCGCTTGATTAATGACGATCAAGTTGAGGCCGTTGTTGAAGACCCACGTGGATATACCCGCGCCTAATAGGAGGTAGTCATGGCAGAAACATATAAGTTTCCTGACGAGCAGGAACCCGAAGAGAAAGATGTAGAAGTTGAAACGGAAGAAGGCGATATTGAGCTAGAAATCGTAGACGATACGCCAGAAGAAGACCGTGGGCGTAAGCCTCTTGAACGTGAAGTTAATGATCCAACGGATGAAGAGGTTGCCGAGTACAGCGATAAAGTACAGAAGCGTATGAAGGAGCTTACGCACGCGCGTCATGACGAGCGCAGGGCGAAAGAATCGGCTGTGCGCGAGCGGGAAGAAGCTATCCGCATTGCACAAAAGCTGATTGAAGAAAATAAAGCACTTCGCCAAAATGTTAGTACGAATCAGAATATGGCTGTTGAAAGTATGAAGGCCCAAGCTGAGTCGTCTTTGATTATGGCGCGTAAAAAGCTCAAGGAAGCCCAAGAGAATTACGATACAGATGCGATTATTTCTGCCCAAGAAGAGTTGGCTGAAGCTAAATTTAGTATTGAGCGGTTAAAAAATTATCGACCAGCCCCTTTACAAGAAGAAAAAGAACAGGTATATAATCAAAACACTACGCCGCAGGCACCTGCGCCCGATCCAAAAGCGATGAGCTGGCAACAGCAAAATCAGTGGTTTGGGCAGGATGATGAAATGACCAGCCTAGCCTTAGCGGTGCACAAACGATTGGTCGAATCAGGGGTCGATCCCCGCAGTAACGAATATTACGAGCGAGTAGACGCTCGCATGCGCGAAGTGTTTCCGAGTTATTTCGGAGAGACAAAGAAGGAACAACCGAGTAAACGTCCGGCTAACGTAGTAGCCGCTGTAACACGATCTGCCAATGGTAAAACAAAGGTTAAATTGACCAAGACCCAGGAAGCCCTGGCAAGAAAATTTAATCTAACCAATGAGCAGTACGCTAAAGAAGTACTTAAACTTACATCGGAGTCCTAAAATGTCTGAACGAATTAGCCGTGATGGT